AGCTGAAACCTTTGGTGGATCTAATGTAGCTGAGGCTGCTGCTAAACGTAAACGACTTGCACAAATGGAAATGTCAACATTTTCCGGTTCATCAGGAACTGGTAAAAGTTCTTTTGCCCAACAACAAACAGGGCAAATATAAAGCCTACTAGGCGCACCGGCACCTAGAAGCGTAACAGAAGACCGGTAGTAATAGCCGACACATATTCCCCTGTATGCGTTGTGGATTACGACTACTTAATGAAAGGGAGTGGCTGCAATGGCCAACCAATATGAAGATGACGACTACGAAGAAGATAACGGCCCAGCCGAACTTCGCAAAGCGTTAAAGAAAGCGCAAAAAGAACGTGAAGCCGTAGAAGCGGAACTTTCAAAACTGCGTGGAGATTTACGCTCACGTACAGTCAAAGATGTATTGGAATCTAAAGGTGTTAATGCCAAACTAGCGAAGTTAATTCCTAGTGACATTACTGCACCAGAGGAGATTGATGCTTGGTTAAACGAATACAGCGATGTGTTCGGTACCCCAGTTCAATCTGCCGAACCTGTTAATAGCGCCGATATTGAATCAGCAAGAAGAATTGATGCTTCAACATCTACTGCTTCAACTCCTCAATCAAATGAGGATATGTATGCAAAGTTGATGAACGCAACAAGTCTTAGTGAACTGAATCAAATAACCGGTCAAACTATTACAAACAGGCGATAAAAAAGCAACTACTACAACCTTGAAAGAAGGTGAACTACATTGGCAAATGCATATACCGATACAAGCACAAACTCCTTGGGAACTTCCCTAGTACAGACTGCTTATGACCGTTATGTTGAATTTGCGCTTCGTGCGATTCCTCTAATTAGAGACGTTGCCGACAAGCGTCCTGCACAACAGGCAATGCCAGGTTCTTCAGTCGTGTTCCAACGCTACCAAGACCTTGCAAAAGCCACAGGCACACTATCAGAAACAACTGACCCAGATGCAGTTGCATTAGGCAACACCACATCAGTTTCAGTTACTCTGAACGAATACGGAAACGCTTCACTTGCAACACGCAAGTTAGAACTGTTCTCCCTATCAGATGTTGACCCTGCAATCGCAGACATCATCGCATTCAATATGGCAGATTCTATTGATGAAGTTGCACAAACCGTTCTTCGCGGTGGAAGCAACGTAATCTACACAGCAAACTCCACAGGAACTGCTGCTACAGGAACCGCCTACATTGGTGCAACTAACACAATCAAATCTGCAGATGTTCGTAAAGCAGTTGCAAAATTGCGTGCAAACAAAGCAGTTCCACGTGTTGGTGACCTATACTGGGTTGGAATACATCCAGAAGTTTCACACGACTTACGTGCTGAAACAGGCGCAGGTGGATGGCGCGAAGCACACGTATACAACGAATCAGGTGCAGGTCAATTATGGCCAGGCGCTATCGGAACATACGAAGGTGCAATGTTCGTAGAATCCCCACGTCTATACAACGCAACCGATGGAGCCTCTTCAACAAGAGTGTTCCGTACAATCGTTGCTGGTAAACAAGCACTTGCTGAAGCAGTTGCTGAAGAACCACACGTAATCATCGGACCTGTTGTTGACAAGTTGATGCGTTTCCGTCCAATCGGATGGTACGGCGTTCTAGGTTTCGCACGTTACCGTGAAGAAGCACTATACCGCATTGAATCAACATCTTCAATTAACTTAGTTTAATTGAAATCTTGTGGCCCCCACCCGGAAAAAGTGGGGGCTACAACCCCAATTTTGAAAGGAACAAATGGCATACTATTTCACACCACCAACAGTCCTGGAAGGTCCTGCTGGCGGAGGCCGTTTGTTTTTTCGTTATAGACTTCCACGTGCCAATACCATACTTGAAACTTCTTTAGGAGTTTACGAAAGTATTCGTACTCCTGGTATTGAAGAATGTACCGCGGCTTTGAATGTTTATCAGGGCGGACATAAATCTGAAATTACTTTAGCGCAACGTACAAGACTTATTAATGCCGGTTACGGCCCATACATTACAGAGGAATAAATGACACCAGGTAGATATAATATTACTGTTTATCAAGGCTCAACTTGGGTTCTTGAACCACAGTGGAAAATCGGTTCATCATATGTTGATGTTACTGGTTATACTGCTGCTATGGATGTTCGTTATTCCCCAACTTCAACTTCTACTATTATTGAACTTACTTCTTCTAACGGTCGTATTGTTGTTGGTACTACTGATGGTAAGTTCACTCTTCAATTAAATTCTGCAACAACTGCTGCTTTGGCTGCTGGTTCTTATGTTTATGATTTAGAAATAACAGCACCGGATGGTACTGTTACTCGTCTGCTAGAAGGTGGATTTAACGTTTCACCAGAAGTGACTAGATAATGTCTGACACTTTATATTCTATTTCCGTTGTTGAAATTCCGGTTACTACCACTGTTTTGAATGTTGATTCAACTCAAACAGTTGTTGTTGAACTTGGTCTTATTGGCCCTCAGGGTTCACAAGGTATTCAAGGTAACACCGGTCCTACAGGTGTTTCTATCACTGGTGCCACTGGCCCTACTGGTGCTACTGGTATTCAAGGTGTTACAGGCCCAACTGGTTCTACAGGTGCCACAGGTCAATCTGTTACAGGTAGCACAGGTGCTACTGGTAGCACTGGCGCAACCGGACCTACTGGTCCCACAGGTTCTACAGGTTTAACTGGTGCTACAGGCGCAACCGGTGCAACCGGTGTGACTGGTGTCACTGGTTCAACGGGTGCTACAGGTGATACTGGTTCTCAAGGTGTGCAGGGTGTTACTGGACCTACGGGTTCTACTGGCGCTACTGGTGCAAGCATTACTGGCCCAACAGGTGTAACTGGTGCTGCTTCCACTGTGGCAGGTCCTACAGGACCTACTGGGGTTACAGGAGCCACCGGTGCGGGTGTTACGGGTGCAACAGGCTCAACTGGTCCAACAGGTCCTACTGGTGCTACAGGTGCTAATGGATACATTGGTGCTGATGGTGCTACTGGAGCAACAGGACCTACAGGTGCTACTGGTGTTACTGGACCAACTGGTGTAACAGGAGCAACGGGTACTAACGGAACTATTGGTGTTGACGGTGCTACAGGTGCGACTGGTGCAACAGGTTCTACTGGTCCGACTGGTCCTTTACCTGCGTATCAAACGTCTGCCCCGTCTGCTACTATTACTGGTACGTTGTGGATTGATTCTGATGCTACAGCATCTAGTTTGAATCAGAACGATTTTATTTTGAAGACTGAACTTTATAATGAGGGTATTCATCCGTTTATGTTAGGTGGAATGTAATTATGCCAAAACCAATGTATGTTTGGTCTGGTTCTGCGTGGGTGAGTGTTGCCACTGAGGTTGAATCTTTGGCTGGTTTTGCCACACAATCTTATGCTGACAATACTCCTGGTATGAAACTTGTTGTACCAACTAGTGTTGCAGTTGGTTCAGGCAGTGGTTCTATTGCTACTCAGGGTACTGTAACTTTTTCTGGCGTATCAAGTGTTTCTTTAAACGGTTGTTTTACTAGTACTTATCAAAATTATAAAGTTATTATGGATATTACAAACGCAAGTAGTGTTTTAAATAATTTAAGATTACGTTTATCTGGTACTGATGCTTCAGGTTCTGATTATGATATTCAAATTAACGATTTAGCAAATGGTAATAAAACTACAACATTAAACACAACAGCACTTCCTTTACATTATTATGGAAATTCAGCAAATGGTGTAGTTTTAGATATTTTAAAACCTAAAGATGCAGCAATAACTCAATTTCAAGGAAATAGTTATATTGAAAATGGTTATTGTGTATTTGGTGCTCAACACGATGAAGCAACTTCTTATGATGGTTTTACAATCTATCCTGCTTCTTCAACTATGTCAGGTACTATTCGTGTTTACGGTTATAAGGCGGGCTAACAATGGTTAAACCACTATATTTCTACAACGGTTCTTCTTTTGAACTCGTAGGACCAACAACACCACAATCACCAATCGCCTACCAAACCAGTGCCCCAACAGCACCAGCAACAGGCGACATTTGGATAGACTCCGACGGTGATGTAGACACATACAACCGTCAACTAACCAGATACTATTTCGTAGCAACAGCAGCACAAACCACAATCACAGGAATTGATGCAAACGGTTTAACCCTAGCATATGTTGCAGGGTCCGAGGCTGTGTATGTGAATGGTGCTTTGCAGGTTCGTGGTCAGGATTACACTGCAACTAACGGAACAAGTGTTGTTTTGTCTAGTGCTTTGGCTGTTAATGATGTTGTTGAAATTTTTGCTTATACTGCGTTTACTGTGGCTAATGCTTATACTAAGTCTGAGACTGATGGTTTAGTTAATGCTCTTGTTGGTCCAGCATTTAGTGCTACATCTTCTGCTTTAACAGTAGCAAATTCTACTTGGACAAAAATTCCTTTTAGTTCTGAAACATTTGATACTAATAATTGTTTTAATACTTCAAATAATAGATTTACTCCAACAGTTGCTGGATATTATATGTTTGGAGTTTCAGTATTTATGGGATTTGCTTCTAATCGTGGTGCTATTGCTGTTTATAAAAATGGTGGCAGTGCTATACAAAGATTAGATTTAGGTTCTAATAATAATGGCGGTATTTCTTTTGAAGCAAATGGTTTACTTTATATGAACGGCAGTACTGATTATGTTGAAGGATATGTTTATCAAGAAAGTGGTGGTAACGTATCTATTAATACAGATGGTACTTTAACTCAATTCTATGGATGTATGGTTAGGAAGGCATAATGACTCGTTCTAGGCAAACGGCTGACTGGGGTTCACGCGCAGGGTTGGCTAAAATTGTTCCGTCTTCTGTTGCTGTCGGTTCAGGCACAGGGTCAGCAGACGCTTTAGGTACTGTAACATTTTCTGGTGCATCTGCTATTGCTTTAAATGATGTGTTTAGTTCTGCATATAAAAATTATAGAATTGTTATAGAAACAACTGGAACAGTTGGAAGCCCAACTTTGCTGTATGCAAGAATGAGGGTTTCTAACGCTGATGTTTCATCAGGTTATAACGCAGAAATGAAATTTACAGCATACGCTAGCGGTAGTAACTCTTTTAATGATAATTTTAATACAACAACTTCTTGGATACTTGGTTATATTCCAAATGGTGGAGATGGTAGATTTTCTGCATCGTTAGATTTATATAATCCTAGTGACAGTTTATTTAAAAGTATGTCTGGGTTTTCAAATGGAACAAAAACTGGAGCATATTTAGGTTTTGGAATTTGTGGTGGAACTCAAGGCACAACAAGCGCATTAACAGGTTTTACTATTTATCCTGCATCAGGAACAGCAACAGGTACAATATCAGTATACGGCTATACAATATAAGGAGCAACAAATGCCAAAAGAACCAATAGACATAACCCCAGCAGACTCAGCAGTACCAGTGTTCCTAGAGGAACCAACTGATGAAGAAATTGCTGAACGTCAAGCACAACACGAAGCCGCAGAAGAAGCCAAAACAGCACGCGAAACAGTTCGCGAATCCGCTTTAGCAAAACTTGCTGCCCTTGGTTTAACAGAAGAAGAACTAGCAACACTTTCAGTCTAAACATATTGGGGACGATATGAAAATAGCAGTTTATACCTG